TATCGAAAGAACTGTTTGACTACCTTCCTCGACTGTTACGATGTAAGGTAGCTTGATGCCAGTCGGTTCCCCGTCTGCACCAATATCTTCGAAGCCTTCTAAATCTAGATCGACGTGACACTCTAAAAGAGTATACATCGTTTGTTGTTTTCCAGATTTTTTAGTGCCTTCTAATTCTTTTTCTTTTTTAGAAACTTCGTCGTTAACTGTAATAGCTGGCTTTGGTAAATCTATATCAGAATAGAAACCACCAACTTGTTGTTTTCTTAAATCGTTTTCAGATATTTTTATAACGTGAATAATAGACTCTGCTTCTTCTAAACTGTTTGCTGTGTAAGGCACGATTAGATCATCAGCAGGAATAAATTTAGAAACTGCTCTACCTAGTAAATCATCGTAGTAAACTTTTTTAAATGTAGAACCTGCAAGAGGTAAGTGAAACAACATAGAATCAAACTCTGGCTCATACTCTTTCATCTGATCCATAATTTGATAGTTCATGAAATCTTTTACACGTTGAGCTTGTTGTTGTTTTGGTGGAGTTGCATCTCCTAAAACTTGTGTTCTTACTGGACCGTCACTTGGTAATAACTCTTTGTATGCTGTGGCTTGAAACTGTGTAACAGCTTCTGCCAACACAGGGTGCGTTGCACCAGAAGCTCCTTGAAACGGTTCCGTTCTATTTTCATATTTGAAACCTAATAAGTCAAGACCATCTGTATAACTTTTCTCCCAATCTTTTCTGGACATCTTATAGTCCATGTAATCTGCTTTTAGTTCACTACCGAGTGGTCCTAAAACATCATCAGGTAAGAGATCTGCTAAATTGTCAAAATGAGATTCTGTGCCAGGTATGTTTATTGAACCTGGTTCAAAATCAATCGTTGCACCGCCGTCTTCTTCGGGTGTAACTTCTATTGGTCCTTTTTCTTGAATCTCCTCTTTGACTTCAATATCCTCGCCTGGGACTTTAATCTCAGTACGTACTTCAGTCGGGAGTCCTTTTTCTATATCTGCCATTTATTACTCCATCATTGTTCTAGCATAGTCTTCTAACGAAGCCAAGCCTCCTGGTCCCTTTTCAGGGGGTGGCCCAGATCGTTTACCTGCTTGCTTTAATAGTCCACCACCAGCTAAATTCATAGCTGTTGGTCTGTCTGTGAATCTTTTACCAGTGACAGTATCTTTTAAATTATCAAAAGCTTGTTTTCTCATAGCTGCAACACCAGCTTCATCTTCAGCTCTTTCTTGTGCAACTCTTTGTTTAGCAGCATCAAGTTTTTGTTTTGCTTCTTCTAAAGCCATATCTGTTTGTACAGGTGGTGCTTCTATAAAACCAAAACCTGTAGGCATGTCTATATTTAATTCTGCTATTTGCTCTTGTTTAACTTTTGCTCTAGCTTCTCTTTCTTCTGGAGTCATGGCTAAAATATCTTTTGTGCCACCTATAATATCTGTACCAATTAAATTTCTTTCTAGTGCTTCAACTAAATTTTTACCCGCTGCAACATCTTGAAAAGTTTTGTAAGCAACATAAGGGGCAACAGCTAAACCTAAAGTTTTAAAACCAGCTGATAGGTATTTTGCTTTATCTACATCGCCTGGAATAGATTTTGCCACATCGTACATGGTAGATATTATTGGAATCTTGAAGTTTAGTTGTGTAACATTTTCTACTCCTACCTTTCTCATCGCTCTTGTAAGAGCTTTATCTTTTATTCCTCTTTGTTTAAAATCTTTAATCATCGCTTCCATAACATTAGCGGTGGTGGGTTTAGTTCCAAATTTACCTGCTTCAGTAACAGTGGTAATTGGACCTAATTTTTTAATATCTTTTGAAAATTTATCCACTATAACTTTTCGTTTAGCTTTATCTCCATCAGCTAATTTTAAATCAGATTCAAACCTTTTTTCTAATTTTTGTAAATTTAAATTGCTGTCTCTATAAGTTACTTCACCTGTCCACCAATTATTTTTCACTTTTTCAGGGTGATTAACATTAAATGAAGTTAGTCCAGCTCTATATCTTTTAAACTCTTCAGGAGTAAAACGTTTTTCTTTTAAAAGTTTACCTAAAGCAACTTCGTCTCCTCTGTATTTAACTAAAAATTTTTCTAATGCTTCCTTAGCTTCGTAAGGTTTTAAGGCCTTTTTATAAGTCCCTTTTCCTATTGTTTCATCTAAATACTTTTGAAGATTATTAAATGTTATTGTCTTTTTAGTTTTAGTATCAAAAAATTTAGCTTTAGGTGAATTTTTTCTTGTCCATCTTTCAGGGACTTTTGACTTAAGTTGCCATCTAGAGCCAGGTTGTTGGGAGGATCTATACAAAGATCTAAACACTCTATCCTTTGGACTGTCTCCAATATAAAAAACACCTTTTTTAGAAGACTCTAAAAATATTTTTTCTTTTCTTTTTTCGACAGATCTTTGCATCGCAGCTTTTCCCTTATCTGTTTTTCTGTATTCACGCTGTCGTTCCAACAATATTTTACGGTACTCAGGATCTTTTAAATCATATATAGGTTGCATTCTTTTTCTAAATTTAAATAGATCACCCGTTTTTTTAAATTCTTCTAAAATGCCTTGACCACGGCTTGTTTTAACAGCTTCTTCTGTAAGTTCTTTTACGGTCCTAGGTTTTGTTCTTTCTCCAAATTGTCCAGATAAGCCAAGTTCTTTTATTCTAGTGGCTATGTTTCTTGCTTTTATAGATGCCCCACTTCTCCCTACTTTGCCTTTAAAATTTTCTGCAACGTCTTTGTAAGACATATTAGGGTTTTCTCTCATAAATTTTAAAATCTCATCAAAACTTACTCGATCACCATTAGCAAAACCAATCCGACCGCCCTCTTGTAGCTCTAACATTTCTTCTACCTCTTCCGGGTTTTCTAAATACTCTTTAAGTTTTTCAAATCTTTTCTTTTTTCTTTTCTTAAGTTCTTCTTCTGGTTTTCTTTTAGGTAGGACTTCTTTGTTTTTTACAGAGCCACCGCCGTTAAATTTAGGGCGAGTGAGCCAATCGATTGCATCGTTGTAATGTTTTATTTTCATTATTCTCCTAGCATGTATGCTAGCCCACCACCTGCTTTTTTAAGTTGAGCTTCTCCAACTTCTTCTAGAATTTCACTCATAGAATCTAAACCATCTTCAATATCTTTCATCTTACCTTCAGCATCTGGTCTTACTGTAATCTCTTCGTAGTCTGCCGACAGTCTACCCTCTGGGGTATTCTTTGGTGTTCTGTAAGCCAACACTTCTTCTGACATTGTTCCTTCAACCATGTCATCACCTACCATGGTGCTGCCTTGTTTTTGTTTTTTGATAATAATATCTCCAGTAGTTTGATCTTCTACCATTTCATAATTTTTATATCTCTTACCACTTTCTCTCTCGATACTTGTAAGTCCTGGTGCATCATCACCTAGCCTTCTAATTTTATCTACAAGTTTAAAAAAATAAGCTGGAACCTCTTTGGCTGTCTCAGCCACGACAGGTGCTGCTTGTTTTAAAGGTGTCACAAACTTTCCAAGAATAGGAATAGATGCAAGTCCTCCTAAAATTTTTACAAACGTTCTTCTGTCTGGATCAACCGGACCACCTTCTTCAAATCTTTGTAAGAACGTAGCGCCTACATTTCCTGACGGGGCCATGCCTACACCAAGTATACCACCTCCCTTTGTAGGGAAGTTAAATCCAACACCTAACTCTTGTGCCCCTCGACTTTTTAAAAATTCTCGTAACTCTCCAACACCACCCTCTGTTGGAACTTTTTGCATTTGTGGCATTGGAAAAATAGGTTGAAAACCTGTATTCAACATATAATCCATTGGATCTCTTCCTCCCATTTCTGGCTCTTGCTCTGGTGTGGTAACTTCTTCTTCGTCTTCTTCTTCAGGTAAAGTTGGACCAATAAAAACGGATTGTCCGCCTGTAGCAGCAGGTAAACCTGCACTACCACCACCACTAAAATCTTCTCTATCTTTTTTCTTTCCAAATTTTTCTTCAAATCTTTTTATAGCTTTTTTATTTTCTTCCATCATTCTTTTAATATTCTCTTCTTCTGTAAGTTTAGGATCAATCATAGATTTTTTCTTTTTAGTCTCAGCTGTAGTTTTGGGAGCCTTACCAATGTTAGTATCTTTTGCTTTACCTTTACCCATTAAAAAATCCATAATACCTTCAGGTGACATGCTTTGTGTTTTACCTTCAATAGTTACAGATAGCTCTCCTTCTTTAGGAACTACTTTTGGTTTGAAACCTCTAAAAGGTTTATCAGGATCCATCTTGTCTACGCCTTTGAAAACAGGATCTATATTCTCCATTTGTTTTCTAGCTTCTTTCTGAGCCATGTCTTGAATCATGTCTCTTTCTGCTGGTGTTGGAAATCTACCTCTGTCTTTTACGAATCTTCTAAATGCTAGCTGAAATATTTCTTTAAATAAACTTGGCATAATCAATAATAAGTTCTGGGCCTAGTTGCTGTTGTCTCCTCTATGTAATCTTCAGGGTGTTGTAATAAACCACT